TGATACCTAAATTCAAGAACAATGAAGTCCGTAACATGTTGTCATCGTTTGCGGGTCGGGAAGCAGTCCACCAACGCGCCTATGCGTTGTTGAATGACACGCTCGGTTTGCCTGATGAGGACTTCCATATGTTCCTTGAATACAAAGAGATGTCCGACAAGATTGACTTCATGAGACAGGGTGACATCAACAGTCATACTGGTCTCGCATTGTCCCTCGCACAGTCTGTATTCAACGAGGGTCTGTCAGTGTTCGCATCGTTTGTAATGTTGTTGAACTTCCAACGCTTCGGTAAGATGAAGGGTATGGGAACAATTGTTGAGTGGTCTATTCGTGACGAGACCCTGCATGTTCAGGGTAACGCGAAACTATTCCGTGAGTTCTGTGAAGAACATCCGCGCATTGTGAATGATGAACTGAAATCTAAAATCTATCAGATGGCAAGAGATGTGGTCAAACTTGAAGACCGATTCATTAAACTTGCATTTGATGGTATGGAAATGGAAGGTTTGACCGAAGAAGATGTCAAACAGTATATCCGTCACATTGCAGACCGCCGTCTGTTACAACTTGGTATGAAAGCAAAGTTTGGTGTCAAGGACAATCCACTACCGTGGTTGGACTGGGTTCTGAATGGTGCATCACACGATAACTTCTTTGAGAAACGTGTGACAGAATATTCCGTGAATGGTATGGAAGGTGACTGGGGCTGGGACGAAGTTGCAGCATAATGGACGAATCGTATGAACTTGAGTGTGAAGTTTGTGACCATCGAACTGAAGTCCTAGTCTATGATAGTGAGGAAGAACCCTCATTCTGTCCCATGTGTGGAACGCCAATATCATAACCATATATACATTCATGTGGATGTATGAAAATAACGTATTTGAACCAGAAGACGAATTCCTTGAAGAATATCAGGGGTTCGTCTACTGTATTACAAATCTACAAAACGGTAAAAAGTATATTGGTAAAAAGTTTTTCTGGAAACCCAAAGTATTACCCAAGACAAAAACCAGAAAAAGAAAAGTGAGGACAAGAGTCCAGTCTGACTGGCAAAGTTACCACGGGTCTTCTGGCGCCGTTCTAGACCTATTAGAACAGGGTGTTTCCTTCAATCGAGAGATACTACGACTTTGTAAGACTAAAGGTGAATGTTCTTACTATGAAGCAAAACTGCAATTTGAAAATGACGTATTGTTAAATGATGACTACTACAATGAATTCATTGGGTGTAAAATACACTCAAGACATCTTAAATCGTGATATAATCAATAGAGAGATTTGGTGGTCTGACCATCAAAACCAACCAGAACCTAGAGAATCACGCGAATATTTTATTCGACTAATCAATAGATGGAAACATCTATTAGAACTTAGTGGTGTAGTAAAAGGCAATCTCGTAACAATTTCACTCCTAAGTGTTGATACTATGCATGTCTCTGCAATCATCGCATGTGCAGAGATGGGTCTCAAGATTATATTGTTAGACAGTCCCGCGACAGAAGAATCTCTTCCTTACACCAAACTTGCGTTACATGGGCCATCTGATTTTTATCTACATTTTGGTCATGAGGGTGATGGTGTGTATGGTGGTCTCCACGGTGAGATGATGAGACGATATGGGGGACAATCGATAGATGCGGTAAAACTGCCAGAAATGTCAACTGAAGATACATTATTTGATTATGAAATTTCTCCTGATGACCCTCTATTGATGAGTTCTACTTCTGGAACAACTAAACCATCTAGACCAGTTTACTTCTCTCATCGAGAAGTTATGACAATCTCTCGTAGGAATGTAGATATATTTAAGTTTGATGAGAACTCAAAGGTTGTTCACTCAAGAAACCTACACCACGCTTCCGCAATGTTGACATCTCTCATTCCATCTCTGATGGTTGCAAATAGACATCTGACTCTTCCAATAAGTCATGATACAAATCTAGATGTGAATGGTGCAAATGAGAGTTCATGGCAGATGATTCATAATGACGAGTTTACTCATGTTATGATAGCAAACGAAAAATCGTTGAAACTATTTCTCGATAAATTTGATAAACCATTCAAGAAACCCCTAAACATTAATATGTGTGGGTTCACCCTTAATGAGACTTTCGTAGACCTCGCACGAGAATATAATGTGAAGTTTCATTCTCACTATGGGTCTATTGATACTGCAATCCCTTTACTGATAAACTTTGTTGACGAGGATAGTGTGGTCAAAGAAAATGGTCTGGGTGTGTTGGCAGATGACTTCTATCAGTTCGATGGTAAAGAGATTTGGTGTGAACTCTGGGACGAACCACGATATATCGAGGACACGTTATATCTGATTGACGGTCATTTCTTTATCGAACCAAGAGAACTACCCGAAGTTCCAGATGATGTTGACCTAGAACCCTTCTTTCAAGATACGAAGATAAACTTCGAACAACTTCGTGGATATCTAAATGAACGCAATAAGTCGTGAGATTATTCGGAAAGACCTCCTAATCGATGATGTCGATTATGAGAATCTATGTCTTTCTATCAACCAACACAAACGTTTCTTTCTGTCAAAGGGTATGGAGAAGGGTGATGTCGTATGTCTCAACCTTCCGCCTGATGGTGTATCATATATTGCATCCTATATCGCATGTCTTGAACTGGGACTACCACTATTCATATGGGATGACTTTCTTTGGGATATCACAAATGACGAACACATACATGGCGGCGCGAAAGATTTTGTAAAGAGAAGTGATAGGGTCATTGACAATATCACCAACTGGACATCTAAATTTAATACCAATCGTCATTTCATTCAACATACGATATTTGATGAAGACCTAAACTATGAGTTGTTTCCTTACTGGGCAAAGGCAATGGATGCTCTCAGGGAGACTGGATTTAGACATTCGTATGAGGGTGTCAAGGGTATGCCGACAGATGATATCCAACCGTGGTGGGTCAGTAAAGAAGATGTTGCAATCGTGGTGAACTATAATCTGGATTCGGACGAACCTAAATTCAAAGATGTTACCCATCAAGAACTTCTATCTGGATTGAGAGACTTTCCGAAGGATGAGGTGTTTGGATTCAGCACATCACTTCACCACCGTGACATTCTACAAAAAGGTATCCTACCCGCATTGATGAACTCAAAAAGATTGGTGTATCTGTTCACTCCGTCTCCTAAATTATATGGTGAGAGAGTGAAAGTGTTTCTTCGTAGAACAACACGCAAAATGAAACGATACGGTGTCAATGCGATGTATACGGATGGGCCTGATAGTATGAGTAATTTGTTTGAAATAATGGGAGATGATGACTTTCTTGAGACTATCAGGATTATAATTACCGAAGAAAGAGGAGAATTCCACGATTATTGGGAGGCAGAAAAAAATATTATTTTTGAAAAAAACGCTTGACATTCTTTGCTTGTTTTGATAATATAATATTATAGTTGAGAAAAGGAGACAGACTATGGCATTTATAACGCAAGAGATGAAAAAAGAGTTGGCGCCTGGCATCAAGGCGGTTCTCAAGAAGTATGGTATGAAAGGTTCTATCAGTATCAACAATCATAGTTCTTTGGTTGTGACCCTACAACAAGGGCCTTTGAGTTTTAAAGGTGTTGATTATCGGGGTAATGATATTTACTACCTTGCGACTGATGGCAATATGCACAGTCAAGTCAATACATACCACATTGATAAGTTTTACACTGGAGAGACTGCTGACTTTTTGAATGAGTTGGTTGCCGCCATGAAAGGTGTAACGAGTCGTGGTGAGTGGTATGACAAGACCGATATCATGACTGACTACTTTGACATCGCATACTATGTAAACGTCAATGTAGGTAAGTTTGACAAAGGTTACGTTTACATTTCCGGCGCGGCGCCTATCGCCGCATAAATAGAGATACGGGGTATATCCCCGTTATAAGTGCGAAACCTATCTCTGCGGAGTAGGGAGTAGGGTAGAGGGGGCGGCGTCAGACTGCCCCTTTTATTTTGTGCTTGACAAAAGTTGGATAATATGTTAGTATACATATGATGGAAGGAATATTGTTATGAAACTAAATCTTGACCCAGAAATCTTGCAGAAGAGGTATGCAATCAAAGGTTTTCTAGAGTTGGCTGAGAATGACCTAGAGAAGGCACAGAGTTGTGGAAACAAAGAATCTGTGGCAACTTATACATATCTTGTAGGTGAATATCAGACAATGTTAGAAGAATTTGATGAATATTACGGTCTGTAGAGAACCTTAAAACACTATATAATATATACGGAGAAATAATGGAACTTGAAGTTTTTGAAATTTTTCACCAGTTTTCGCAATTGAAAACTCGAAAAGATAAGATTGCTTTTCTAAAAGAAAAAGGCAATATCCCCGCAGTCAAGGATGTCATTCGCGGTGCGTTTGATGACCGACTAGAATTCGTCCTGCCCGCAGGCAAACCCCCATACACCCCTAATCGACCAGAGAGTGTTCCCTCAACTTTGAGAAAGAAACACCGTGAGTTTGGCGACTATGTGAAGGGTGCTCGTTCTGCACAATTGAAACAGTTCCAAATCGAAAAACAATTCATTCAAATGTTAGAAGCAATTCATCCAGAAGATGCACTCATCGTTCTGGACATGGTGAACAAGAAGTCACCAGTAAAAGGTTTGACTAAAAAGATTGCAGAGGAGGCATTCCCGAATCTGATATCTTAACTTTTCGTTATGTTTTCTTTCAACTCTAACAACAAGGAGCAATTATGCCAAGAACGCAAATAGAGAGATTGAAAAACGACAGTAGAGAACTCGATAACTATATCCACCGTCTCAAGAAAAAGGGAAGAGACAACCTTGCTCACAGGTTATCGAAGAAACAAAGTTTTCTCAATCAGACTATTGCCGAATACGAAAGTTCAATTCTAGCATAAAGGTAGGTGGTCAAGTATCTCGTTGGGGGTGCTGGTCACCCTCAACGTTACTTGGAGATAACATGCCGACATATACAGTAATGCACAAAAAGACAGAAGAAGAGAAAGACATCTTCTGTTCTTATTCTGACCTTGAAAAATATCTGAAAGAAAATCCAGATTGGAGCAAGGTGGTCACAGCTCCTAACATTGTCACTCACACGGGCAATGTGATTAATCAGACATCGGGTGACTGGAAAGACCTGATGAAGAATATCAAAAAGGGTTCGGGTAAAGGGAATACTATCAAGACATGACTATGAAACGTCTCAAGATAGACCACCTGTTAACCTACGAAGCAATCACACAAAATCAAAGAATAGCATACGATTCGTGGGATGACGGAGACCATCTGGTTCTCTGTGGTTCGGCAGGAACGGGCAAGACCTTTATTGGAATGTATCTCGCACTCGCGGATATTCTGGATAAGTCGTATGAACAAGATAAACTTGTTATCGTAAGGAGCGTTGTTCCGACACGGGAGATGGGGTATCTCCCTGGCTCAATCGAGGAGAAGGTTGATGCATATACCGCACCTTATCGGTCAATCGCAACCGAACTATTCAATGAGAAACTCGCATATGACATGCTTGAGACACAGGGTGCAATCTCGTTTATGTCCACTTCATTCATTCGGGGACAGACAATCGATGATGCAATCATTCTGGTTGATGAGATGCAAAACCTTACATACCACGAACTGGATAGTATTATCACTCGTGTGGGACGCAATACACGCATCATCTTCAGTGGAGACTACTATCAATCAGACCTAAATAAAGAGACTGACAAGAACGGTATTCTGGACTTCATGAACATCATGGAAGTCATGAACAACTTTACAACCGTAGAATTCGGATGGGCAGATATTGTAAGGTCAGACTTTGTAAGAGATTATATCATGACCAAAGAAATGGTCGAAAGAGGAAAACTAAATTGAGACTATCACCAAACTTCACCTTGAGTGAATTTACCAAGTCCCAGACTGCTCTGCGACAAGGTATCGACAACACACCGAATGAAGAACACTTGGTTGCGGCACAGGCGTTGTTCCTGATGGTCGTTCAACCTGTTCGAGACAACTTCGGTGTCACCGTAATCAACTCTGGATATCGTGGGCCTGCATTGAATGAAGCGGTTGGTGGTTCATCGAAGTCCCAACATTGTAAGGGTGAGGCAGTGGACATCGAATGTCCAGGCACATCTAACTACGAAGTCGCAAAGTGGATTGAAGACAATCTGGACTTTGACCAACTCATCCTTGAGTTCTATACGCCTGGCATTCCTGACTCTGGTTGGGTTCATGTGTCGTATAAGGTGGAAGGTAATCGTAAATCAGTATTGACCGCAATGAGAGAAGATGGTAAGACAGTCTATAAGACTGGACTAATTGAATGAAAAATATCATCTATCAATATATGATAATTGATGAAGATACTAACAAACGAGGTAAAGTTCCTCAGTATCCTCAAGGCACTCGTGCAGAACTATATCAAAAAACCGCAGACCTTTCTGCGGAATCATTTCGCACCTATGCAAATAAGATAGGCGCACTACACCATTATACAAATAATAAGGTATTTACTAAAGGTAAGTCTGGGCCTACCGTTCCTTTGTTTGAAGTTCTGCGATTAGTTTATGACCCTCTCTATGATGACTTTGATAAGTTATTGTTTGTTGATACGGATATTATTGCAAATACCGAAGAGAACATTTTCGATGTAGAAGACTGTGATGTTTATGGTGTATTCGAGTCTGATATTCGGACAAATAAAGGGGGTGGATACAATAGTTGGGATTATAGTCAAGAAAGATATCAAGAAGTCGCAACAAGATTTAATAGAACGGGTGTCCCTATTGTTGAGAACCGATGGGGTAAAGAACCATCAAGTATAACCTGTTTCAATACTGGTGTCATGGTTTGGTCAAGAGATGCACGACTCAAAGCACGAGAGTGTTTTGATGACTGGTATGAATACATGATGGCAGGAGAGGGTAAGGATGCGTTTTGGGTAAACAATGACCAGTTCTTTATCTCTGGTCAATTGACCAAACACGGATTTGACATCAAGGGTATTGACCAGACTTGGAATGATACGCCTACCCATTGGGAAGATGACCGTGGGTATGATATGAACTTTCTGCACTACACGGGCGGTGGTAACAAAGTCACCATGCTTGATGATTATACAAATAATAAATTCAAATACTTAAAAAAATTCAAGTATGTAAAAGCATAAAAAGCTTGACAAACTATGCCCTTTCTTGTATATTAATAATATAAGAAAGGAATGTTTATGAAAAAATATCACAAAGTAGTTCTTACCGACATTGATGGTGTTGTCCTCAACTGGGGATATGCCTTTGATATCTGGATGCAAGAAAAAGGTTATGTCGTAAAAGACCCTGATTCCTATGATGTAGGTAAGGTCTATGGACTTGAACCTTCTGAATCAAAAGAAATGGTTCGGTTGTTCAACGAAAGTGCTGCGATTGGTTTTCTACCACCTCTCCGTGATGCGATGCACTATATTAAGAAACTCCATGAAGAACATGGGTATGTCTTTCACGCAATCACAAGTTTGAGTAAAGACCCTAACGCACAGAAACTTCGGACACAGAACCTTCAGAAGTTGTTTGGTGAAACTGTGTTTGAGAAGTTTATCTACCTTGACACTGGTGCTGACAAAGACCAAGAGTTAAGTCAATATGAAGGTAAGGATTATGTCTGGGTTGAAGACAAGGTTGAGAATGCCCAGTGTGGTGCAAACTTTGGTCTCGACTCTGTTCTCATGGAACACAGTTTCAACATGAATAACACAGAGTTTCCCCTGATGAAAAACTGGAAAGATATCTATGAATATTTAACCTGATATATACTCACATGAGATATGTTGGTTATTCGGAATATTTTCATGATGCGGGATTAGCTATCGTCAATCCCGATGGCACAGTCGCATATGCGTCACAATCAGAACGTTATAGTAAAACAAAAAACGATGCATTGATATTCCCTGAGATGTGGAATCTTGTCAATGATGATGACCACGTTACTTTTTATGAAGATATAAATTTGCGTAAAAAAATGATGGGCGGTTATCGCACATTTGGTTCTGCTGCGGCTATCGGATTTAGAAACGAAGAAGAAGAACAAATAGCGCCAATTAGTAATTCATACCTGTATGATGATTTTAATCTACATCATGAAAGTCATTGTGCTCTGGCATTTTTCACTCGACCATGGCAATCAAAAGAGGACACGGTTTGTGTTTCAGTAGATGGTTCGGGTGAACTTGAATCGGTTGCGATTCATGACCACAATCTAAAACCCATAAAAAAAGTTATGTGGCCACAATCTCTTGGAATGTTATACGGGACTGTGACTACAGCGATAGGTTTGAAATCTCTTAGAGATGAATATATCGTCATGGGACTTTCTTCCTATGGTGAGGTTGATAAAAAACTTTACGAAATATTACATAAGTGTTATTATTGGTTTGAAAGTGAACAGGGATTATACGAGAAAATGATTGTAGATTTTGAACAAACTTCAATCGCAGAAAGTTCCCTAAGTGCTAAATTTGTTGTATATGAAACAAGAATAAAAAATAGGTGCAAGGGGATATCGATGGAGGATGCCGCTGCAACTGTTCAAAAATTCTTTGAGGTCGAAGTTCTTAAAATTATGAAGGAAGCAAGAAAGTATGGGTCTAAACTGGTCTATGGTGGTGGTTGTGCCCAAAATGTTCTTGCTAATTCTATGATACGAGAACTCTTTGATGACATGCATATTGCAATCGCACCTAATGATTCGGGTAATGCTCTAGGGTGTGCATCATACACATGGCATAAAAACACGGGGGGAACACATCTAGACTGGTCTCCATATTTGGGTCATGATATTGACCGTGATATCAATGCAAAAGAAGTTGCAAAGTATCTCGTTGAAAATCGAGTCTGTGGTATTGCGAATGGTCGAGCAGAGTATGGCCCTCGTGCATTGGGTAATCGGTCTCTGATTGCAGATGTTCGTTATGATGTCAAGGATACCGTTAATGAAATAAAACGGAGACACAAGTTCAGACCTTTTGGCCCCGCAATTCTTTCAGAGTATGCGGATGAATACTTCGATGGCCCGATGAACGAATACATGCAGTTTACCGCAAAGGCAAAACATGATTACAAATCGGTGACACATGTTGACGGGACTGCACGGGTGCAAGTAGTAAAACCCGACTGTAAATCTGTTCTTAGACAGATATTAGAGGAATATTATGAACTTACACAAGTTCCAATGTTACTAAATACTTCTTTGAACATAAGAAATAAACCTATGGTAAATACTATTGAAGACGCTATAGAATGGGAAAATAAATATAAAGTAAGAGTATTCTAATGGCAAGAAAACAAAAACAATTACAAGAACAATCAATTTATGATAAGTATGATTTAGATGGGGATGGAACAGTGACAGATGAAGAACTCGCACGAGCTGAAGAGATGCGTAGATTTGAGAATGAAGATGAGAAGGCAGATGCACAACGCAAGATGGCATGGTTTGCCCTCTTGGGTATGTTGTTATATCCTGCTGGTATCTTCATGACCAGTCTATTTGGTTTAGACAAGGCAGCCGTTATCATCGGCGAGATTGCTTCGGTCTACTTCGTATCAGTTGCAGCAATCGTTGCAGCATTCTTCGGGGCATCTGCACTGAACAAAAAGTAATGAAGATAAAGTGGCGTGGAACTTGGGGTGTTGGTGACTTCATGCAAGCACTCAACGCCTCTCATAATTATTGTTTCAAAAATAAGACAACAGTAAATCTTGAAATGCACTGGCGACATGGTGAAGACTACCTTCATCATCCCAAAGACCCCGAAACAATCATTCAAAGAATGGATTGGTTACACACACAATATCATCGACAAGATGATGTGACAGTCACACATGTTTTCAACTCTGAACTTTTTCCGTATAATAACCTTGATGCATCAAACAATAAAACCCGATGTTATTTTGATGACAAGTCTGTCACATCTCCAAGAAATGACTGGATATTCAAACCAGAGTCATTTGTTCCCAAAAGAAAAAAGATAGTTATCTGGACACCCACATACAATAGTCAAGCACCAAGAACTTGGAAAAACTTCTTGACAAGTGATGATTGGTATGATATAATTAAGCTACTTTCTTGGGAGGGTTGGATACTCATAGAATTAACTTATCGAACTCCTATAAAGGATGCATTCAAACAAATATCAGAGGCAGATTTTATTGTATGTTATGACGGTATGTGGCATTTGATTGCAAGGAATTTTGGTAAACCTATGTTCATACCATCTTGGGAAGGCATCACCGAATACAACACACCACAGGCAATAAGAAGACCTATTTTAGATTTATCTAAATATAAGGACAATCCCATTGGTGCAACCGCTGTTGGTCGCAAGGATGTTAAGAAATTTTTTGGTGATGGTAATAAAAAGTTTGAACCTAATCTTACTAAAATGAAAATAAAAGCAAAAGTTTATTTGAACGAGTTAAGAAAATATCATGAATATTGATAGAGCAGTAATCGAAGTCTATGGTGGATGTAACTACTCGTGTAGTATGTGTCCTCAAGACATGCGAACAGGTGGTCGGGATAAACGATTCAAGGGTAAGATGACTCTTGAAGAGTTTGAACAGAACGTAGCAGATTGTGCTCAACATGGTCTACGGGTCGTAAACCTTGATGGTAGTGGTGAGGCAACCGCAGTCAATAACCTACCCGATTATATCAGGATTGTCAAGAAATATAATGCACAGGCTGTTATCTTCTCTAATGGGTTCAAGATGCATGGTCAATACATGAAGGACTGTGTTGATGCGGGTCTTGACTTCTATCGGTTCTCATTCATTGGGTCAAACCGTGATAAATACGATGAGTGGATGTATAATAAAGTCGGTGGGACATACGAAAAAATTATTCAGAACATCCGCGAAATGAAGGCGTATGTAGAAGAGACCGAATCAAAATGTGTAGTTGCGACATATCATCTGATTACTGACAATGACAATCTACAGAATGAACTAGACGAATACAAAGCATTGGTCGAAGACCTAGGCGTCAGAACAGAGATTTGGAAACTACATAACTGGAGTGGTGTGTATGACCCGTCTTATAAACGCGAAGGTGAGGTAAAGACCTGTGGGAGACCTTTTAGTCCTGACGTTGTTATTCGTGTTGGTGGTCTTGATGGTAAAAGAGGTGCTGTCGCTCCTTGTTGCCAAGTCTTGGGTAGAGACGAGGAAGCAGTTCTCGGTCACACATCTGAAAACACAATTGAAGAAATCTGGTTCGGTGATGCGTATAGTCAACTCCGTGATGACCATACTACTGGAAATTATCCTGATTACTGCCGTGGGTGCGACTTTCTTCTCGATGACCCCGAAGTTCTAATTTATACAAATCACAATCGCGACCTCCACCACATGTATGGCACGGAGTTTGACCTCAATGATTTCCGATAACGTTTGGATGATACAGATGCCTCACGATGAGGTATCACAATACTATGTAAATCAGGTATTACCTTCATGGAAAAAACACGGATTTGATGTAAATCTATTCGATGCGGTAACACCTGATACCCTACATCTGTATGATGATATCAAGATTGACAAGTATCACGGTCACCGCGACTTCAGTCCATCAGAGATGGGTTGTTGGTATAGTCACTATCTCCTCTGGGAGAAGTGTGTTGAAGAAGACCGTCCCATGATAATCACAGAACATGACACTGAATGTCTGACATCAGATATGCCTGTCATCGCGCCATATTTTTCAATCTGTAACTTTCAAAACGATGATGAGTTTTACAACTATTGTGATAGGTTCAGAGGTCATCCATACTGGTGGCACTTAAAGCTCTGTCCTATCACATCTGCATACTATATCGAACCACAAATTGCAGAAGAGTTGCTCTTGGAATGTGTGACTGAAGTTCACACTAGATACATAGATGATATCATGTTTGATAAACTGAATAAAGATTTGAATCTTATAACAAAATATTGCAGACCCGTATATGATGCAAAGATAGGAGGCACAGTTGCCCACTAGAATGATTTTCCAAGTGGCGGTAGGTAAACCGTCCAAACTATATGAACACTGCATTGAGAGTGTTGCACAATACTGTGAGAAGTATGATATTAAACATGTCGTATTGACCCAACCCAAACTGCGTATCAAACCCGACATCTTTACCAGTGGACGAAGTGAAGAATCCTATATGAAGTATGGGGGATATCTGCCTATCTATGAGAAGGAGAATGCGTTTGAATATCTGGATGACTATGACCAGATTGCAATCGTAGATGCAGACATCTATATCCGACCAGACGCACCAAATATCTTTGAAGACTTTGGAACAGAACATGCGTTTGGTGCGGTATGTGAACGCGAGATGAGTATTCAGGATTGGTATAAAAACAAGATTATCAACTACTCGCGTATGCAATACAATCCGCTTCATCGGAATACTCTTGATTTCAAACCAAATAATCTGGGGTTTGAGTTCTTCAACATGGGTCTCATTCTGTTAAACAGTAAACTCTTCAAACCCTATCTCAAGGGTCAAACCCCACACGACTTCCTAATGCGTATGGAGTTTAAGGACTTTGTTGATGGTGTAGGTGCATGGAAGTGGTCTACCGACCAGACACTACTGAACTACTTCCTCAAGAGATACAAAATTCCAACCAAACATATGGACGGTAAATGGAATGGTCTGTATAGTGCAGTCGATAATTTGAAGGACTGTCACTTCATTCATTTCTTTCTCAAGGATAAACTCCCAAACAAGGGTGAGAATGTTGATGAGTTAATGGAACAAATTGTATAAATAATGTTATTGTTAATAGAGTGAATAAGGAACTAACATGTTAAATCCAAACGAGTTTGTGAAGAAAATTCGCAACGAAAATCAAGCATTATTCGAAGCATCTAAGATGAACGTCAAGGCATACTTCGAAGGTGACCTTCCTAAAGAGGAAATGGTTGACCACTTCATCGGCCGCATGGTCAATGAACGTATGAACATGTCTGAAATCTCCGCACAAATCGCAAGTGCAGAAGATGATGCAGACCCAAGAGAATTAGAATTACTTTCAAAACAAGCAGCAGACGAAGCAAAACACTACCGTATGGTCAAGGAAGTTATTGAACATATCACTGGTGAAGAAGTAGATGCTGCCAGCGCGATTGCAAAAGAACGCGAAATGGATACTGCCAAAGGTGCATCTCTGTTAGAAAAGTATGACGCAGAGAATGACGAAGCAGTCCTCGCCGCATATCAGTTGGTTGCGGAAGGTCGTGCAGAAGCAGTATGGAATCAGATGGCAGATACTATCGAAGATAGTTTCATCTCTGGTCGTTATCGCGAGATTGCAAAGGACGAAGGTTTCCACAGTGGTATCGGTGCATACAAGTTACGCAAAGTTGCAACCGATGAGAAAACACAGAGTCGTGTTCTTCGTATCATCGAAGCAATGCGTAAAGACCTGTTTGAAATCTCTTGTGCAAACACAGTCGAAGCAAAAGGTTCACGCGAACTGGTGAACGCAGCCTACGGTTGGTAAATGAAAGTAGGGCTCACACAAAGAGTCCTCACGCACAACGGACAAGTTTATGACTCTTTAGACCGCAACTGGTATCAGTTGTTGAAGGGTCATGAACTCATCCCCATTCCAAATCGTGAAGACTTAGATTATGAATCCCTTGCGGAGTCTCTTGACCTTCTCATCGTGACAGGTGGAGACAATGAACAGACTCGTATTCTCACAGAAGTATCTCTTATAACTGAAATGTCAAGACTGGAGAAACCCATTCTTGGTATCTGTCATGGTGCATTTCTCCTGACAGAGATGCTTGGCGGTAGCACAAAGGAAATCGAAGGTCACTACGATACTGAACACCTTGTGTATGGAGATGCACCTATTTACACCCGTGTGAACAGTTTTCATAATATTTCTATTGACAAACAGCCCCCAAATGGTGTATACTTATATATTGATGAGAATGGTAACATTGAGTCTTGGATAAAGGACAACATATGTGCAATTGTCTGGCATCCTGAAAGAATGACCAGACCTTTCATACCTGATGAGATACGGATGGTGACAGGATTATGATGAAACAGATTGATAATGCAGAGACCTATCAGGTTACCGATATTTGGAATTATGATATCCAAGTTATAAGGGGTGTCAATACAACTTATATCAATAACCACGAGTCTCTGGGAACGAGTTACATTATGGGTAAAGATTGTAGTGTCCATATGAAGAATGGTTGGTCGGTTGAGACAAATAGTTTCGCGGGACAGACGGACAATGAGTTCACGGTTGAGACACACAATGATACATCTGTATTTGCTCATATCAAGTTCTATGGTCTACACCTCAACGATGACCGCATGTTTATACCACATGATAATCCAAAAGGCAACCTGTCTTACATGGATGGTGGCACGAACACCACCGCAGTCAATCCTGGCCGTCTTGGACTCCCCGTCATCAACTATGTCCACTTCCCCGCAGGGATGAAACAAACCCTACACACCCACCCAAGTCAACGCATCGGATTAGTTCTGTCTGGTAAGGGTGAGATTGAACTTGATAATGATGTGATGTTTCCTATCAAGGCAGGGGATTGTTGGGTTATGGAAAGAAATGTTTTGCACAATTTTATGTGTAATAAGGGTGAGGATGTTACACTATTTGTATTCAGTCCTGACTCCGCAACAGGGCCAACAGATGAAGTCAACCCATTGAAAGTGAGAACCTATGTCGGACAACAACGAGTCTAAAAAACTAATCATCATAACAGGCCCACAGGGGTCTGGCAACCATCTATTCAGTAAGGTGTTTGGTTATCATTCTGAAGTGCAGGGATGGGACTTTGGTGACAAGTATTGGATACCCAGTGACGAAGAACCCTTTGCAGAGTGTTGGGTTGACCCGTCAAAGACAAAGAGTATGTTGACTGACCCATACATGGTCGCAAATGTCAGCGTCCCCTTTGTGTATGATGGAGTGAAACAGATGCCAAAGATACAGGAAGTTATGAACGAGGCACAAGACGCAGGGTATGATGTGAAGGTCTGTATTGTGGTTCGAGACCGTAATATAAATATGGAACAACAGTTTAGGGTTAGAAAAGAATTTACAATGCCAAAAGCATTGGGATATTATTACAAACTACATGCTGACTTACAGTTCCTTTCTCATGAGTCATTGTATTTGTATGGTGGTGCATATCTGAAGTGGTTATCAAAGGTTCTTGACTTTCCGATTGCATATAATGATGAACGAATAATAAACGATATTGCAAAAGACCAAAATGCAAAATATGTGGAGCCTGTTGACTCTCACTGGTTGGATGAACAAGTATGGCAAGGGATAAGACCAAAGAATGAACGGTAATTACATCTTTGTTACTGGTGCGCCTGGCTCACGATGGAGTGGTTATGTAGAAGACCACCTATACATTCGTGACGATATAGACAAGACCGATAGGTCACCTGAACGAGAGTATTGGCATGGTCGTGATGGTTGTAGAGACTTAGTGCATAGAGGTGCATACTTTGACCCTGGCATGGAGTTTCGAAATGATGAGAAATATTGGGATAAACCATTTAGTGGTGAAGGTATTCGCATAATCAAGTCTCATACATTTGCTTATCATCTATATTGGTTGATGAGATGGAACTGTCCTATTCATCTGGTATATAGAACTAACCAAGAGTGTTTTGATTGGTGGCACGAATGTGGTGGTTGGAATATCAAGTATCCCGACTATAAATGGTATCGAGACGATGACAATATGATAGAACAGATACAAATGCAGAACCTTCTTATCAAAGAATTTGTTGAAGAAGAAGGTCTTGAAAAACATAATGACGGAAAAAGAGATTATTACATATGGACGCCAAAGACAGAGAATGGTTAAAAGACTACTTTACTTACCATTGGCCCAGTTCACGCACTGCGGGATTGGATGATTATTATTGGACAGGATGGAGATTGATAGATGAAATACAAGAAGGAGAAACCGTCTTGGATGTCGGTTGCGGGGTTAATCCGTTTAAGAGACATATTAAAGGATTACATGGAATCGACATTACAGACATTGGGAGTGACGAACAAGTCGCAATCGAGGACTATAAACCAGAAACTAAATTTGATGTTGCTTTTTGTCTCGGCTCTATTAATTTTGGCGGCTGGTCTGAAGTAGTAGAACAAATCAATTCACTGACACGAAGGTGTCTAAAAGATGAATGTCGAATTTATTGGAGATGTAATCCAGGCCATCGTGACCATGAGAATGAATTAGTCAACCAAGTTCCCTTCTTTAATTGGAATATAAATCATCATATCATGTTGACACAAAATACAGGTTTCAAAGTTACGGAATTTATGCCTGATAATAATAGGATGTATGTGAAATGGGAAAGAAAATCTTCGTCCATATCCCCAAAAACGGGGGGATGACAATCAGGAGAAATCCTGAACTGCGACCAAAAGTATTACTCGCAACACCAGAAAATCATATTAATCGTCAGTATACAGAAGACCTTTTTCGCGTTATGCAAGAAAACCGCGAACATCACGGTTTTGAACATGCAAGGTGGAGAGACTGGAATCAACAGGTTCGAGAAAATCATCGTGCATTTGCAATTGTTCGTAACCCGTGGAGTCGAGTTGTATCGCGATTTGAATTTGCAAAAAAGGTAATCTATAAAGAAGATGGTTCTGACCATTTTGGTAGAACAGATTATATTGACTGTTCCTCGTTTGAAGCATTCCTTGAAACTCGACACGAATGGGGTGGTAGAAAGTTCTTCTGGCATCGTGCAATCCGTGGGTGGTATCCCGCATTAGATTATGTGACTGATGAGAAGGGTAGAGTTCGATGTGATATTCTCAGGTTTGAACACTACGATGATGACGTAAAATCATATCTTGGAGTTCTATTTAATCCCGAACCCCGCAATGTAACGGGATATGACCAGTCTACATATACTGACTACTATAACGATAAAACAATTCAGATTGTCGCTGATTGGTATAAAAAAGATATTGACTATTGGGGGTTCGACTTTGATAGTGCTGCACAAAGGAACTATTGGAGATGATGGGAAGCCCGATAAACAAAGACTCCGTAAATATTATGGGGTTGATAGAACCAAACTCGATAGGCGCAGAAGTAGGCGTCTGGTTTGGAAACTCCTCACAGAAATTCTTGGGTCGAGGAGTGAGAGAACTTCATCTCGTAGATGCATGGAGTATTGAACCATATAAAGAATCTACAGAACATGGCACATATGAAAACTATCTAGAAAGATATTCCAAGATGTGTGGGGGTAATACCGAAAAAGATTTTCAAAAATACTATGATAGTGTTTATAGAACAGTGAAGTCAACAATAGGAACAGACCCTCGTGTTACCATTTATCGAATGAACTCTAATGAGTGGTTTGATAGTTTTAATAAGAAACTTGATTGGATTTATGTTGACGGTGACCATTCCTACGAAGGGTGTCTTCGTGACCTGAACAATGCATTAAAGGTTGTCAGAGTTGGCGGTCTTATTCTTGGAGATGATTATAAATGGCCAGACACGGCGTTTGGTAAGGCTGGTGTCACTCAAGCAGTGAATGAGTTTTGTCAGAGTAACGGTTTATTGAAAGAACAACATGGACAAGTTCAATTTAGTATAAAGGTATAATATGCATCCCTCATCAATCGCAAATATGAAAAGGTGTAGAGAACACCTAAATGAAGTTATCGGAAAAGACATCACAATTTTAGATGTCGGTGGTCGTGCATTGAAAGCAGATAAGGATAGGTCATACCGTCCAATCTGGGAAGATGTCGCAGAGAAATATCTAATTGCAGACCTTGTGGCAGGATTGAATGTTGACTTACCAATGCCTGGCCCTTATACAATTCCCCTTGAGGACGAGTCTGTCGATTTGGTTGTGAGTGGTCAAACCCTTGAACATGTCAAGAATCCCTTTCGAAGTGTTACTGAGATGACACGAGTTTTGAAAACGGGTTCACATATTATTTTAATTGCACCATCTACTGGCCCTCGACATGATAGTATTGACTGTTGGAGATTTATGGATGACAGTTTCAAGGCAATTGCCGAGGAATGTGGTCTAAAAGTTGTGTTAGATTATATTGATTTTGGGCCGTGGGAAGAACGGTCTGCAAGATGGAAAGACCATGTTTTCATCGGTAAGAAGAAATGATAAAACTTATATTGTTTGACCTAGATGGAGTTCTGGTCAATACAAAAAATATACATTTTGATGCATTGAATGAGGCGTTGGGTGAACGTGCAGTTACTCGTGACCAACACTTGTCCCTGTATGATGGCATGACCACCATGAACAAATTACGTCTCATGGGGTTCTCTGAGTCTGAATCTAAGAAAATATTTTATAACAAACAACTGTATACTTATCGAAGACTAGACTCAATCGAAAGTAACGATGATATCATTGACTTGTTTTTAGAATTAAAGAAAGAAGGATACGAAATTGGAATCTGTTCTAACGCAATTAAAAAGACTGTGGTTAAGTGCCTATCCAGAGTTGGTATTACTCATCTATGTGATTTTTATCTCTGTTCTGGTGATGTAGTCAATCCGAAACCACACCCAGAAATATATTGGAAAGCAATGTCAACTGTGGGTGTTCTTCCTGAAGAGACATTGATTGTTGAGGACTCTCATGTAGGTCTGTTGGCCGCGCATCGGTCTAGTGCAAATGTAATTAGGGTGAACAGTCCTGATGATGTAAATCTTGGTTTGATAGAAAGAATCAAAGGTCAAACTCCAACTCCTCGATGGAAAGATGAGAAACTAAACGTAGTCATACCAATGGCAGGCGCGGGTAGTCGTTTTTCAAATGCGGGATATACTTTTCCTAAACCACTGATTGATGTCAATGGGAAACCAATGATTCAAAGAGTTGTAGAGAATATCGCGATTGAAGCAAACTATATTTTCATTGTCCAAAAATCACATCGAGAGAAATACAATCTGGATTCGATGTTGAACATGATTGCACCAAACTGCAAGATTGTGGAGATTGAAGGTATGACAGAAGGTGCTGCTTGCACAACTCTACTCGCAAAAGAATATATCAACAATGACTCACCACTGTTTATTGCAAACTCTGACCAATATGTAAAATGGGATTCATCACACTTCATGTATAAAATGAAGGAACATGATGTTGATGGTGGTATTGTTACTTTCAAAGCAACACATCCCAAGTGGTCATATGCACAGACAGATAGTCTAGGTAATGTCGTGAAGGTTGCGGAGAAAGACCCAATCAGTGACAATGCGACTGTTGGGTTTTACTACTGGAAACGTGGTAGAGATTATGTGTCTTTCTGTGAAGACATGATTGCGCTTGACCAGAGAGTAAATGGTGAGTTTTATGTCTGTCCTGTATATAATAATGCGATACGCGAAGGAAAAGGTATTAAGACATATGAGGTTGAAGAGATGTGGGGACTAGGAACTCCTGAAGACCTTGAACAATACTTGAGAGAGAATTGATGAGAGTCGCATTATGTGTATCTGGTAAGTGGACGGGTGAAGACTATACGAATTTTTTGAGAGAAAGAATTCCACATGATGAGTTTTATACTGCAACCTACACTGGTATCGAAATGCCGTTTGAACCAGATTTTCGTATGGATGAACCAGAAAATACTTATCATTCACTACTTGATACACAACCATATCCAGACAGAGAGTCTGAAGGTCGAAGAGATATTCTTGGAAGAGATGAACATAAAATTCTACCAGAATATAGAAAATATAAAAAAGCTTCTGAACATTGGCATAAACAAATATTATTACACGCATGGATGTGTGAACAAATAGAAACAGATATCATTATTAGAGCAAGATTTGAAACGATTGTATCAAATCAGATAGATTGGCAAGAGTGGATTGACAAATGTTATGATGAAGAAATACCTATTGGTTTCAATACAAGAACTGAAGGTGATGCAAATCAATTCCATCATGATTTGATGAGAGCAGCCGAAGTTGGTTTTTATATCAACGATGCACTAATAATTCATCCGAAGAAAGTTTTAGAATGGGATTATGTGAATCATCTATATAACAAGAAGAAATTAAAAGGGGCAGAAGAGGGATGGTATCAAGTCCTATCTGAGTCTCAGGGTCATTATCATATGTGTTATCATGGTGGAGCATATTCTATAAAAGATGAGGCAATAGTGAAAGATGCTGACGAAAGCATTTATAATTACTCTTCTTGATGACCGTGACTCGCGTGATGCATCTAATCGCGTGGTCAAGTCTATCGATGATACAGGTTCAGACCTTGAACCGATTATCTTCCGTGCGACCACACCCGAATCACTCGAAGAAGATATGTGGTTGAAACTTGACTGGACATTCCCTACCAATGCAAGTCAAGATGGTATGGATATGGCGACAGGACTATACCTTCAACACTATCAGACCGCAAACCTACAGAATCGTATTGCATGTATGGTCAGTCACATGCGTCTGTGGCAGAAGTCAATCGACCTTGATGAACCGATTATGGTTCTCGAACATGATGCACTCTTCACTCGCAAGTTTAGATTTTCGGACTTGACAGATGGGTTCAAAGGTGGTATAGTAGGACTTAATGACCCTCGTGGTGCAACTCGAAAGGCGAGTCTGTTTCATTCTAAGGTCAGTTCGCATATGGGGTTGCAACCAGTTCCAGACCTTGAGGACAACTATCCTCACGGACTCGCTGGAAACTCTGCATATATAATCACACCAAAAGGTGCAAAGAAAGTATTGAAGAAGGTGAAGGAAATAGGAATGTGGCCCAATGATGCAATCATGAACAGACAGTTCTTTCCGTGGATGCAAGTGGTCTATCCTTACTACACAACTATTCAGAGGGGGTTGGTCTCAACCACAACATCATGAAAGCAAAAGTAATTACACTGATTCAAAATCCAAATTCTATTGAAGTTGCAGAACGATGTGTTGCATCGGGTAAGAGACACGGTGTCGATGTGGGTATTTTCCGTGCGATTACTCCAAACGATGAACCCCTAGAGATTTTGGAACGTGAAGGCATTCCACCGAATGCATTTGATGAGAGATACTCTCGTAGTCTGAATTGTATCTCTGCATTCCTGTCACACTATTCATTGTGGAAAGAGTGTGCATCAGGTAAAGAGACCTATGCAATCTTTGAACACGATGCGGTCATCACCGCACCTCTCCCAACTCAACCGTTTCATTATGTAATGAATATTGGTCATCCCTCTTATGGTAATTGGAATACACCAACATTGATAGGGATTAACCAGTTGACCACCAAACGATACTTCCCAGGCGCACATGCATACATGGTCACGCCCGCAGGCGCGAGAAAACTTGTAGAGGCCGCACCTCAACTTGCACGACCAACAGACATATATCTAAATCTAGATAACTTCCCGTGGTTACAGGAATACTATCCATTCTGTGCAGAAGCGCAAGATAGTTTTACCACAATTCAAGTAGAAGAAGGTTGTCTTGCAAAACACAACTGGAAGAGAGGATACAATATAATCGATGCGTGAGATATTTGTAACAGGTTGTGACGAGAAGACTGAATGGCAACTCCCGTGGTTCATTCAGAAATTCCGTGAACATAATCCAGAGGCGCAACTCGTAATTGCTGACTTTGGTATGAGTGATTATATGTGGCAACAAGTCTATGATGACTTTGATGACCACTTCGAAGTGTTGAGTGAAGCGAAGGGGTGGTTCAAAAAACCTCGTGCATTACTTGATGCATCTCGTTTAGATGATGTGTCGAAGGTATGTTGGATTGATACTGATTGTGAAATCAAGGGTAACATCGAACATATTTTTGACCTATCACAACCACATCGTCTTGGTATGGTTGAAGACCGTCCGTGGACTAGACGTAGAAATGAACTGGGTGAATGGTATAATTCTGGTGTCGTTCTCATTGAAGGCACACCAAACATCGTGAAGATGTGGGCAGATGAATGTCTTCGGAATCCTGTGCAGGGTGACCAAGAGGTATTGTATCTGATGATGGAGGGTGACCCTCTTCAAAAACTCACATACATCAATCCATTGCCTCACACATATAATACTTTAAGGTTGGACTATATAGATGGAATCAATGTGAAAAATCCAAAGATTGTCCATCACACGGGCAAAAAGGGTAATGACGCAATTAGGAGACAGATAAATGAATTATTTACTTGAAGCATTAGTCACAAAACTTGAGGGTGAGATTGCAATCGCAAGAGCAAACATCAGAGTTTATATGGAAAATTCTACTGGTATCGGAGAACATCCCGAAGTGGTGCAAGCAATTGAAACACAGGTTGAGAGTATTGCAACCGCAGAAGAAAAAATTAACGTTATCAAAGACCACTTTGGAACGGGTAGTGATTTAAGGCACAAATAACATGTATGAATACAGGTGTAATATCGTCAAAATTATCGATGGTGATACGGTTGACGTTGATATTGATTTAGGGTTTGGTGTATGGATGCGTAAACAACGCATTCGGATGTATGGTATTGATACACCTGAGTCACGCACACGCGACAAAGAAGAGAAAAAATATGGTCTGGCTGCAAAGGCATTTCTGACTGGTTTATTAGATGACCCAAACGGTATTGTCTTGAAAACACATAAAGACGGTAAGGGTAAGTTTGGTCGTATTCTAGGTGAGTTATGGAGAACTAGTGATTTCGCAGACCAGTCAATCAACGAGTATATGTGTGAAAAACATCATGCGGTTCGTTACTTCGGACAATCAAAAGACTTGATTGAAGAACAACATGTATTGAATAGAGAACTTGTCAAACTATGATAATAGTTCCTGACCATCTAGTTTTTGTTCATGTTCCTAAAACAGCAGGGACAACTATATCAGAGTTTATTCGTCATCGTTTTGCCGAGAGTATTATTGATGTTGCAAAACAATATAAAGATGATAGAGTATATGGTGGTCATTTACCAAGAGAACAAATGAATGCAGACTTTTCTAAATACATGTCTTCATTGCCTGTATTTTCTGTATGTCGGCATCCCTATGATAGACTTGTAAGTGGATTTCTTCATTGGATTCGAGACAGAGGTTATGGTGAAGGTGATTACCCTCAAGGATTTAACTTTGAATCTTGGCTCAAAGGTAAAAATCATGTAATGAAACTACCACTATCAACATGGATTAGAGAAAGTGATATTATTCTTCGATATGAAAATCTGTCAAATGATATTATCAAGATGGAAGAAGTATTAGGATTTGAAATAAAATTACTTAAAAAGAATGTTGGTATTCATGAACTTTTTGGTCATGAATATCCAAAAGGAAATGATATAATCCGTCCCGATATAAAAGAGTATATACAAGAGACCTATAAAGAAGACTTTGAAAGATTTGGATATGAGAGTTAATGTTTTAGGTAATGGTGACCATGCGGTTCGTTACATGGGTCAGTCTAAAGATGCGATTGCCGAACAACACCTAGAGAACAGAAAGCATGTTTCTCTCAACGAGTAAGGAAATGGGGTTCATCCACGTTCCCAAATCTGCGGGAACAACTATCAAGGGTGAATTAGAAAGAACTCTTGGCAACGACTATCATATCGGTAGAGGTAAGGCAGTCGCAGAACAAATACGAAATCTCAAGGGTGAGAATGACGGGTCTCCTGCATTCCATTCTGAAAAGATAACGCATCGGGAGAACCATGACCTCGCCCAGTATCCTCATCACCTTGAGAGGCATCTTCTTGAGAAACGTAATGAGAAATGGTGTGACTACAAAATCTTTGCGGTGATACGAAACCCGTGGGATAGATTGATGGGTGCATTTTTATATCGAGTGATGAAGGATGGGCCTGAGTGGGAGAGGGACGGAGACTATCTGAATGACTTCAACTTTGAATACTGGTTGAAGGACGAACACGATAAACAATGGCCTCACATATTTGTTCATCCTCTATCGACATGGGTCAAAGAGACAGACACGATTATGAAGTTTGAGAACTTAACAAACGATATACATATTCTAAATGATTATCTGGGGTTCGAACTTGACTTGGGTATTCATCGAAATAAAAGTTTTAAGCACCTGATGGGAATAAGAAACAGTAACGATTTGATTAGACCTCACATGAAGAAATGGATTGCAGAGAAGTATAATGATGAGATTGAGATGTTTGGATATGGAGACTACGAATGAGAGTTAATGTTTTAGGTAATGGTGACCATGCGGGATTATTTGAACGTGGTTCGCCAGGCAAGTTACTGATATGTAATATGCCTCCATTTGAAATCCCTCGCAAGGAAGTTTGGGCAACCTGTATGGTTGACTTCAAAATGATGAAGGCACTTCAAGAGGGTAAGATTCAACTAGATATGTATGACTGGATTCTTGGAACTCGTCCTCGTGTCTGGATGGAAGCATCTGGGTCATTCTACCTAAAGTATTCTCATCTCATCAAAGGTTTCTATCAACACATTCCAGAATATGCTGCACGACCAGGCCAAAGTCTTGGACAAGCGGCAACCAATTTTAACTGCGGCCACTTTGCGGTGCATTATGCATGTAACAAGATGAAAGCGACTGAAGTTCACATCTATGGGTTTGACAGTATCTTTGATATGAACCTAGAGAGTTTTACTGACCTCATTCTGGAAAGTGACCGAAGCACTCAAAACACAGTAAGGTTGGCAGATAACTGGAGACCCATCTGGACAGAAATGTTCAAAGAGTTTCCTGATGTAGAGTTCAACCTTTATCATTCTCATAACAACATTAAAATACCTGTCTCTGATAATGTAAAAATACACGTTGTTACCAAAAAAAAGTCTTGACTTTAGACCGTAACTGTGATATGATGTAAATCACAATCAAGGACGCATAGCTCAACTGGATAGAGCAACAGCCTTCTAAGCTGTAGGTTCGGGGTTCAAGTCCCTGTGCGTTCACCAACATGGAGCAAAAAATGACTGTGACTGTATCTCAAATTCTTCAGGATTTGTATCCTGAACTTCCTGAAGACGATAACACATATCGTCTCTTCAAACTTGACCCAAGTTTTAACTTCGGTAAGTTGACTGAACGTGATTTGACAAATCACAAAAACCTAAATAGTTTTACAGAGGGCGACAAACTGGTTGTCGTTCAGAATTCAGAAATCATTTATATAGAGGAGTAATATTATGGATAAAGTATTATATGCAAAAGAACAAGTGTTGAATTTCTTCAGCACGACTACATCGAACATCGTTGGTATTGGTCTTGGCGGAGCGTTAACCGCTCTCAGTCTTATAGATTTCAGTATTGTTGGACTGGTCGCGGGCGTATTTCTTATGGTTGCAGAAGGTATCCAATATTGGGAACGTGCTAACTAATGACCGAAAAGTATCGTCCCCGTGCGGTCTTTGCTCCAGATGACTATGCAGTCATTCGTAAAGCATTACAAGTGTATATGCATAATTACGGTAACAGTCTAAATGATGAGGAGGCTCGTAAGATTTCGAGTCTCCTTCATCGACTAGGAAGGGTTGACTATGACGCAGCGTGAATCATATGACCGATACATGTATCGTAAATATAAGGAGAGTGTGAGGAGAAATCCTACTCTTGAGGAACGTGTTCGACAACTTGAAGAGAAAGTTAAAGAGTTAGAAACTAACGTTTCTTCTTCTCGCGTTCCTGTTTAATCCACTTCTTCGCAAGTGCATTTTCAGGTTCTTTATCGAGAAACTTTTTCACATCTCGATATGCACGAGTAGTTTCTTTTTCGGTATTTTTTATATCAGTGTTGTCAACTATAATAAACTTCTTCTTACCAAATATCTGTTGTAAGGCTCCAATATTCTTTTGAACTGTTGTCCAATATTTTGTAACCTCTTTGTCACCTAGAGTTCTATCTCTATCTTTATCTCTATCAATCGCAACTTCGAGAGTGGTATTCACAAGAATCATCATGGTATCATATCCGAGGTCTTGTAATGTTTTTGCTTGTTTCTTAATCTTATCAGGGTCTTTACCAGTTCCATCAATAACCAAACCTAAACGACCTGTGATATACATCGCTTGTTTTTTTGCTGTTAATCTTTTGGAACGGTCACGAATTGCTTGACCTTCGTCAGAGAAGATTTCGTCTGATGTCATTTTCTTACCCGCCTTTTTCATTGCGGTTTCAAATGCATCGTCAGAGTTTACAACTTTCATACCCAATGCGGGAAGACCAGTCTTACCTACGATAAATGATTTGCCAGAGCCAGGCCCACCCGCAAGGAACACTGCCTTAAAGATTGCGGGGTCATCTACACCCTCATTCATGAATGTCTTAAATTTAATCATTAGTAAATTTTTACACTATTTCTTATTATCTCAGCAGACTTTGGTAAAAGGTGATTAATAAAATCTGTATCACCGAAACCATCTTTTCTATAACTGTAGTTATTTATAAAGTTAGACATTGCAATATTATCTTTTTCATCACCCGTAAGTCTAGTTGTTTGTGACAGAGTTTCTAAATAATCATCACGTTTAAAAGCCTCAACATCACTCTCCCCTCTATGGTATATGTCCATCAACTCAAAGTCTGATGTGCAATATGATGCAAAGTCATCTTTGATATCTGATGCAGAGAATGATTCTCCTTCATTGATATCAATACCAATTAGAACTACTGCATCAAACTTAACTCCTTCAGGCACAGTTATCTCGTATGTCTCATCTCCCATTTCATACATTTTATTTGATGTTAGGACTTTACTGGAATCATACATTTCCAATAAATACTTTGCAAAGTTATCACCTTCAGGAAATGCGGTATAAATGTTCGTTGTATCAGAAAGACTAAATGCAGTGTTTACTACACCTATCATATTCCCAGATATGTTGTCTTCGACAATTCCATTCTCTTTCTGAATACGAGGATACTTATCATTTGTAAAGTTTGGTATGATAAGAACATTATCATATCCCTGATATGTAACTAAATTATATGCAACTATAATATATTGAACTAACTGTCCCCACTTATCATAAGATAATTGACCACTAGCTTCCGATGGTTGCCAACCGTGTATTGGGTCTTGTGCGTATTCTATAATGTTTTTCGTAAAACGATTTACGGCGAGAGGAAATAATAATTCAAGTTTGAATTCATCATTATTTCTACTTCTGATAATATAGGTATCTGTGTTACTCATGATTTATAAACTCTGAAATAATCATTTACATTTTTTATATTTTCGCCGAGTCTTTTATACATCAACTGATATTTTGTTCTAACAACATCAACATAACGTATGTCAAATTGTCTTGTATCATACAAAGAATTGTTGTCATATACCTTTTTAGGTGTGTTGACAACATTAATAAACTTATTTACTATTGTATCTATATTTGCAGATTTACCCGTAATTTTTCTAAAATCGCCTCGATAAACGTCAATTAAATCAAAATGGTCGGTGCAGTATGGTTGAAACTTTTTTCTAATATCTTCTACTTTATGTTTTCCACGCAACATAGATTCGCAACCTAGAAGAACAACAGCATCAAAGATAACGTCTTTACCTGTTCGAGTTCCCGAAAAATTTTCTCCATTTTTAAGGCGAGTTCTCATTAATTTTCTTGGTTTGAAATCATTATCTAATCTAAAATAATCATCAACTGTTACATAGGGGATATCAAATTCATCATAAAGTTTGGTATAATAGTTATCAACGTCATCTGCTTGGGTTACATACATCTCAGATAAAGATTCATTCATCGCATGAACTATAGGTAACATATGGTCGCCCGCACTTTTTATTGGACGATACATCGTATCTCTCATTCTGTCGGGGTAGTTATGTTTACTAAATGAGGTCACGACAAGAATAGTTTGATACGCAGATAAACACAACAATCCATCAAGGACTGTAGCATCACTCATCATGGAAATAATATCGTCTCTGACTAAACCACGGTCATTGAATTTAGATTCCGTTTCTAAAATTCTGTTAACGAGATTTCTTTTAGTTTCTAAGTTGATAATGTTATTAGTATCATAACTTCTGGGTTGTGACCTGTATAGAATCATTACTTATCGCCTTGATAGATTGCTTGAATGTGGTCTTCGAATTGTTCAATCTTCTCTGTGCGATTAGGCCACAGAATGTATTCCTTCTCAGGGTTCAATTTAAGATTGTTCAACAATGGTTGGATTGCGTTAAATAATTTATCGAGTTTTGCCTGAGTTTCATCCGCACTAGAGGATACTGATGCGACCTGTGCGGTAGCGGTCTGGACTGCTTCCAGTTCGTTCTCATCTACAAGGGTAAACCCAAAATCAAATAAATCGTCTGCCATATTGGTCTCCTATATTTCTTCTATTTATAAGAAAAAAACATTAAAAAAGTGCTTGACATTATATGTTTTATATGTTACGGTTAATTATAGTTGAGAGAAAGGAACTCATTATGATGATTACAGTTTTTGCAGAAAATGGTGGATTGACACTTAATGGTGATAATGGTCAGCTTGTCAGCAACATTAAAACCGCTAAGACTCTTAATTACTACTTACAGAAGTTTGATATCGACCCTGACTTTGATGATATCTTCTTTTCTTCTAGTATGGATTTTGCTGCTGACGAAGGTTCAGGGTTTGAAACCGATGATGGTGCCAAAATTCTTTGGGAAGAAGGTGTTAAGCAGTGGCAGCTTTCTTCAGTAGGTTCTGCTTAGAGTATCGGTAAAAAAGTGCTTGACAAATTATGTTCTTGTTGTTATAGTAAGATATAGTTGATTGAAAGGAAAGATTATGGATGAATTTGATTACGGAGAGTGTGATTTCTGTGGTGAAGAGAATGACATCAGTGGTCACTGTGTTGATAGTTTCTGTGAGTATTATGCGGGAACGCCTGAACATGATGCTTTGATTGAAGAATTTGGAGAGGATGCGGTCACTGGCCGGTAATAATGTAATGTTTAAGATTTCTGATTACTATAAAATGGATATGTCTTGGGATGATGCGGTTGCGCTCATGACGGGTTGTGGTTGTGGTGACCTTCTTAAAGGTCTGGAAAACATGAACATAATTTGGGAAGATGTCTTGGATGATTATATGACTGAAGACGATTTCTATGACCAATACATTTATGAAGTAAACGCTTTCAATATTGTGTATGAAGGTATGAGTAAGTTATTTATTAAGGAAGCCGCTTAATGTGTGGTTGGATTGATGATGCAGTAATGGAGAGTAAAATGCATAATGAAACTATGGCAGAATTTTTGGGTCAGACTAAAGATGGTCTTTGGGAAGTCAAGGTCTATCCGTCTGGACAAGAAACGTATGTCGAGGGGTTCATGCACTTGCGTGACGCAGAGATGTTCCTCTATCAATTTCGGGAGTTGAACTGATGACTTTTGAAGAATTTTGTCGTGAGATGTATCGTAAGAATCTCGATGAACGTCTCGCTTGGAAACAGGAAACATTGACATACAAACAGTATGTTCAGAAAAATAAAAGTTTCTTGGAAGAACAATTTGATATTGCAAGAGCGTCATTAATGCTTGACAATTCTTGATTGATTTGTTATTATACTAATATAGTCGAAAGGAGAAAGATTATGGAATTAGTTGGTAAATCATTTATTGTAGAAGATTTGGACTTGAAGACTCAAGAAATAGTTGACAAGGTTGTCACACTTGTAGATGTCCTTGATGGGCCTGGCGCTGACCGCCGTGACTACTGCACAGTCGAAGGTTTGCAAGACTGGGAAGTTGATATGCCCCTTGAGAACTTCATTAAGATGATAAAGGAAATTTTGTAATGGCGTTATTGACGTTTGCTACTGATGAACGTATCGATGTTCTCCGTGAGAAGTTTGACACTCTCACGGAAGGCATGGATAACTGGAAGATGCCTATCGATACGGTCATTCCTATCAACGAACTGAATGACATGCGTGATGCGTGTGCGTGGTTCACTGGTTCTGAACTTTATGTCGTGTCACAACTTGACAACGAACCGAAGTTCCGTGTCAAAGCAGAGGGGTATTACAATGCAGTCGGAGCGTGAGAATAATTATCAAAACACCTATAAGTTCAACAATGGATATGGTGCGTCCGTAATTTGCAATTCCACGAGTTATGGAAACGCTATGGGACTTTTCGAGGTCGCAGTGCTTGACAAAGATGGTGAACTGTGTTATGATACACCTATTACTGATGATGTGATTGGTTATTTGACCTTTCAAGAAGTTGCTGATACATTGAAAAAAATTGAGAGTTTGGCATGAATATTTTCCATCTGGATAATGACCCTATCAAGGCGGCACAGATGATGTGCGACAAACATATCGTCAAGATGATTGTCGAGTATGCTCAACTGATGTCAACCGCACACCGTGTGCTTGATGGTGCTTTGTATATCGACAAGACTGCGAATGGTCGCAAAATCAAACGTTGGGCGCATCCTGATTATCATGGTTCTCTTTACAAGGCATCTCATGTCAATCACCCGTCAAACGTTTGGGTGCGTGAGTCAGACGAGAACTACTTCTGGTTGTATCGTCACTTCCGTGAGTGTTGCAAAGAGTATACTCGTAGGTATGGAAAATATCACTTGACAGATACTCGTTTATCTGATATACTACTGAACATACCTAAAAAAATCCCTAAAGTGGGATTGACAAAATTCGCACAAGCAATGCCTGACTATTGCAAACGCGAAGACCCTGTAGATGCATATCGTGTCTACTATCTAAATGAGAAACGTTCATTTGCTAAATGGACAAACCGTGATAAACCTGATTGGTGGAAGGAGTGTGCATGATGATTGACCGCCGCAAGAAAAAAGTTGCCGAAGACCTGTTCGAAGGTGACTATGATAACCGTGACGTTCTGTATTGGAATGACACAAAAGATTATTTCGATGAGATTGGTGTTACCGATGCTTATCAAGACACAGTAGGATATGACAATGACTGGAATTGATTATACTTATGACAGTGTGGTAGGCACACTGCGGGAAAATATTGTTCGTCTGTCTTTCATCAAAGTGAAAGATGGTCAGGTTCGCAACATGCGAGCAACTCTGGATAGTAAATTTATCCCCGAAGAAAAAATGCCCAAGACTGATGCAAATGCAAAGACCGAAAAGAACCAGATTGCGGTTCGGGTCTATGATTTAGACATCGAAGATTGGCGTTCTTTTCGTGTAGATTCTTTGCAAACTTTTGACACTATATAGTGTATGGCAAAAAGAAAACTCACTGCGGAACAAAAAAAGGCGGCGAGCGAGCGTCTTGCGAAAGCGAGAGCCGCTCGTGGTCATGATGGTCGGATGGGTGTTCATGAGAGTATTCGTGATTATTCCGAAGACCATTATCTCCATTGGAAAAAAGTAAAACAATGGATTAAGTCCTGTGAGTTGGAACTTAAAGGTCTACGTCATCTCAAGAAATCTACAGCGTGGAGAGAGAGGGCGGAATACAAAGACCTTGAGGTCTATATCTACAACATGAAGAAATATCTTACTACTGGTGTCTGGATGGATTTTCGTTATGGTGAAGACCGTGAGGGTGTAATCAAATATCGTTGTCTTGCAAAGGCATATGATAAAGAAGGTGAAGTGAAACGCACAGTCGGTGTCTGGTATGATGATGTCGGTATGTGGACACAGGAGTTAAAAGAAGAATTTGAAAGTTGATTTAATTATCGGTGGAACGGATTCCAGTGAAGAGGAATCCAACTTCATGAGTAAAAAGAAATTTACTCGTATGGTTGAGGACACCGTGAAAAAGAAGTCCTTGACATATATAGATGCGGTTGTCCACCTATGTGATGACAATCAATTAGAGATTGAAGATGTTAAGAAATATATCGCGACATCTATCAAAGAGAAAATTGAGATGGAAGCAATGAATCTTAATTATCTCGATAAACGGGAAACCTTACCCAATGAGTAATTATAAATAAAGGTATTGACAAACTTATTATATTATGATACAATTAATACACACAATACGCAAATATACGGAGAATACATATGTCTTTTGCAAATCTAAAATCTAATCGAACAGACGTTTCCAAACTCGCACAAGCAGCAGCGGAAATCTCTGGTCAAAAACAAACCACCAACAAATATGAAGATACACGTTTCTGGAAACCTACTGTTGATGAAGCAGGGAATGGTTTTGCACAGGTTCGTTTCCTTCCTGCCGCTGAAGGTCAAGAACTTCCGTGGGTTCGTTACTTCGACCACTTCTTCAAAGGCCCGACTGGTCAATGGTATGTTGAGAAGTCCTTGACTACTCTGGGTAACAATGACCCTGTGAGTGAACACAACTCGCGCCTTTGGAACTCTGGTATTGATGAGGACAAAGAGATTGCTCGTAAACAGAAACGCCGTTTGCATTATGTCGCAAACATTCTAGTTGTGAGTGACCCGTCTAATCCGACTAACGAGGGTAAAGTATTCCTCTACGACTTCGGTAAGAAAATCTTTGACAAGATTATGGATGTGATGCAACCACAGTTTCCAGGCGAAGAACCAGTCAACCCGTTTGACTTCTGGACTGGTGCAGACTTCCAGTTGAAGATTCGTAATGTTGCGGGTTATCGTAACTACGACAAGTCAGAGTTCAAATCACCTTCCGCATTGTTTGAAGCAGATGAGACCAAACTTGAAGCGACCTACAACCAACTACATGATGTCAGTGAGTTCACTGACCCCAAGACTTACAAGTCTTATGAAGAGTTGAAGAGTCGTTTGGAAGTTGTTCTGGGTCAGTCAACTGGTGCTGGTTCGACTGTAAAGAATGAGTCTCTCGCACAAACCGCAGAGGCGGTATCACCAAAAGCAGAAGAACCGCAAGTGATTGCGTCTGCGCCTGAACCTGTAGTCACTGAGACTGCAAGTGATGATGAGGATGATACACTATCATACTTCGCGAAACTTGCCGCAGAAGACTAGGATTCATTCTCCTATGGATGATGGAAAGGGGAGACTTCGGTCTCCCTTTTTTATTAGAAAGATGCCGCTTCTCTGTCTAGGTCATCAGTCGCGGGAGTCGGGTCAGTAAAGACTGCGGTGTTACTACTCATATTAGTAGTTGTCGGCGCGTTCACGGTGTTCACTGCCATTGCAGCCTTTTTAGCATCATTCGCTTCTCTATTCGCCCGCATTCTTTCAATATTCGCTCGTCTACTTCTCACCTGTTCGTTTTGAGGGACAACCCTCTCAACATTTTGTGGCGCAGCGATTGGAGGTTCAGGTTCTTCTTCGCCTGTCTCCCCTTGTTCAGTAGGTAATGTTGTTGCAGAACTACCTTCACCCGCAGTCAATACCTTACTAAATGTTTTCTGGAATGCCTCGATTGGACTATCACCGCCAGGCAAAACAGCACCCAATGCTGCTGCACCACCCGCCACAACTGCTGGCCCGAATAATAAAAGTCGTTTTACATAAACCATCATTGACTTAAACATCTGTGACAGACCAGCACTAAACCCATCCTCAAATCCACTGAATAGATTTTTAAGAACATCATTAAATACACGGGCAACACCCATGAATGTATCTTTAATCATATCAGCAAAACTGAAACCAGATAATGCCGCTTGGACATTTTCAAACCCAAGTTTACCCGCAATAAATCCAATCGCAGATTTTACTAGGTCAAGAGGCATACCAACCAGTCCAGCTAGAACACCGCCGATTCCACCAAGAATACCACCTAAAACTCCCTCTTGTTGATACCCTGAAATTGCACCTTTGATACCATCGATAATACTCATTATTAAAGTAAGAGGTGCAAAGATTACTCGACCTAGTGTCCTGAATACTGTAAATACTGGAGACAATGCGCCACGCAATGCACTAAAGGTTTTTCCAATAGTTGAGAAAAATTTGGTGGTAGAATTGATACCACTCTTGATAGTATTACCAATCCCTTTCAATGCAGAACCAACTTCTTTGAAACTTTCAGCGAATACAGTTGTAATTGGTTTGAAGAGATTACCAAATTTAAGTATTGACTTGACAAAGTTTGATGTAGTGGTTACTGGTTTACCATCAATACCTAGTCCAAATAACCGAAACATACCACCTTGAATAGTCTTGAAAAACCCCGTGGCACTAACAAACGGACTTCTTACCGCTCTCAAGAATCTTGCAAACTTTGATGAGTCTGGGTCTAACTTTCCATTTGGTAACAGACCTATGAGTCTAAACACACCACCTCTAATTTGTCGTGTAAGGTTTGTTATCGCCTTACCAATTCTATTACCAGTCAAGTTATCAAAGGTTCTACCAAGTGCAGCGAGGTATTTACCTAGACCTACCGCGATACCCGTGGCAAGACCAGAGATTGCGGCAGTAACAATACCTAGAAACCCTAGAAGACCAAACCCTAATGCATCTTTCGCACCCTTTGCCGCATCACTAAAGTTCTCTCTAGTGGGTGCGGGGCCAGATACCTTCTCTCGTGCTTCTTCGAGTTTGTCGAGTTTATCAGCAGATTGCGCCTTGAAGTATTGTGCAAAGGATTTATTCAGACTAGCGAGTTGCTCAATCTGTTTATTATCTCTTCTCTCACTTTCTGCGCCTTCGGTCTGAACCGCTTCGGTAAGGTGTGCTATGGTTACTTCTGCCATTTTTAGAACCCGTTATTGTTTTCTTTCATTTTTTCTTCTTGTTCTTTTAGCCATTCTTCCAGTAATACCAGATAAATCTCCCTCTCCCACGGCATCATATGTTCAATATCATGTAATGAATAATTAAAATGTTGCATCAGCGCGAAGTTGGTCTTGAAATGATTGACCAAATTATCATGCGAGAGGCATACTAAAAAAAATCTTGAAGACCCTCCAGTGTTACTTTATTTTCATGACCACACTCACAAGTGAACTCGACTTCTTTTTTCATGACTGGAACAGTTTGAAGAAATTTACCAATCTTTTCAAACTGACTGTTGGTCATGGAGTCAATAAACTCATTCAATTCTTTCTTACTTACTTCATTGACCATGTGTTTCTCATCATCGGTCATAATTGCTACGATGCAATCTTCCAACATTTGAAACCCAAACTCCGCTTCACTAATACCCTCACGGAAGTTTTTCACAAACCCGTCATAGGTTGGATATCTCATCTCAACATAGATATCGTCTGTCAACTGAATCACGGGGTCTGTATCAGTCTTCACAATCTCTACCGTAGTCAAATCAACCACAACTTCGGCGGACTTATCACAGTCTATTGCATCACACTTCATTATCAGTGTGGATGTCTCACCGACAGACTTACTACGAATCTGGGTGAACATATACTCAACATCAAATGTTGATAGTTCGCTTGATTTGATATCATCATTCACACATGCGATAACGGTATCCACCATCGCTCTCATTGCCTGTTTTTGGTCTTGCGACTCAAAAGCAGAGAGAAGAACTTTCTCCTCTTTGACCAAGTATGGTCTAAATGTGACAATCTTATCGGTTGATGGAATCGCCATCTCATATTTTAGATTGTCGTTTAGTTTAGGTAACGCCATTATTTACTCCACAATTATAAGAATTTCCTAATCAATTCACCAGCAAGACCTTCGATAAATCCGCCGCCGCCTGCATCGCCGCCTTCACTTCTCCAGTTCTTATAAGATAACTGAACATCTAGTTGAAGGTTCTGGCCATCATCACTCAACTCAATTGCATTCAATGTAGTTGGGTATGCTTTATCTAGTATACAAGTATAAGCAATCTTATCACCTGTAAGTAGATTTAAGTCAATCTCGCCTTGCGCCAAATCAAGAGGCCCAATACGAGGTAAACGATTCGCGATAGAACTTGGTAGTTTACCTGAATCAAAAATCTTTTTCTTTTTCAATGGAAATGCGACACCCTTTTTTATCTGTTGAATCACGACAGGGTGTGTATAGTCATTGTAGTATCCTACTTCTAGTGTCTCTTGATTTACTGCAAGATTTTGCCATGCCTCAAAGTATGTTCTGACTTTATAGTCATTCATGACATGAAAGGATAGAGATATATCATCCACCGCATATCCATATGCGACTTTGGTTGTCTGTAAACCAATCTGTTTCTCTGTGGAGAGGACTTGTCTGCCAGGCATTGATGCGGCTCTGCACAATAAATTCATCTCTCTTGCTTCACCAGAGATAGGCGGAAGGAAAATCTTATAAAGATTTCCCATTGCAAAACCACCAGCTTTACCTACCTGTGATTTGAAATCATCGATACGAGTTGTCATTAACCTTTACCTATCATCTGTCTTGAATCGTAGAATACTTTTTGTGAGTTTGACTTACGGAAGTCTGCGGTTGGAAGAAAGGTTGCAATCTCCCATTCGGGTGCAGGGACTTCTGCAAATTTACTCGAAACGTGTTTATTCAAGTAGTGTTTGAAACATGGTTTGTAATATCTCAGCTTTGAAATACTTTGTAATTTACTATATGTTATTGCGAACTTTGCATCATCAGATGTCTTACTAGTCGCGGTTTCCATTAATGAGTCTAACATCTTTGCACGAAGAATTGGTGGGAGATAATGAAGGTTCAATCCATAGAATCCACCTTCCGCAGGCCCGACTACGACAACCAATGGAAATACATCATAATATGGTAGTTTGTCTTTGGTCTTTGGGTCATAGAAGAACATCTGCATCGAACCGACCACGCCACGTTGCGCTCTCCGTTTGAGCGGTTCTTCTTTCATCAACTCATTACGGTTGATTGAACGAAGATTCGATGCTTTCTTCCGAAACCAATCACGACTTTCTTTGGTGCGTGGCGTCACCCCAGCGCGGAATGCCTGTAGTTCCAGTCTGTTGAAGATATTACTCATGTTTCTATTTATACTTATTTTTTACGTTTTTGGAAAGGTTTTAATGGTTTTGTTGATTTGGGAATAAGACTCTTCAATGGTTCGTTCTTCTCCGTCCATATCTGGAAGTGCCAACCTCTATCTTTTGCGAACTCATTTGCTGCTTGCCATTTGTTCATGTTCTTGACATAAGTAAAACTTTCACTCAAAAACCTTTTTGTTCTCCTTGAACCTGTAGGGGGTTGAGTCTGTGCATCTGGTTTTATCTCAATCAGATAGGTCTTTCCATTTTCCATCTTGAGTTTTAGGTCTACAAAGTAACGATGCCACCTCTTATCGACTTCATATAAGTATTGTATTACAACTTCTTCGGATGACCATTCAACCACACTAGGATTATCATCACACCACTTGAATGCATGTTTCTCCCATAGGGAACGGTAGACCACATTGGTGTGGTCACCTTTATATTTCGTTGGGTTTTTTACCCGATATCTACCAGAATATGCCATATAAATAAAAAAATGATTAGAGGAATATCCCAAACAGTTCTAGACAAGTATGGTGCGTATACAGATTCTCATAAGTTATATATGCCTTATATAGGAGAAGGTTTTACCCAAGAGAGAAACTTATCAGATGATACTAAAGTATGGCGACACAAGGCAGACAGAATACTACAATTATATGGAAGTAGTATATTCGATAGGGGTGGTGAAGAACTGATAATTGTTGAGGGTGAAATTGAAGTTCTCGTTGTTGCGGAAGCTTTTCTCAGAACGACTAATATGATTCCACCAATTGTAGGAACAACATGTCATAGTAATATTCCTACTATGATGTTACAAGAATCATTAGATTATATTAAATCATTTGATAAAATCATTACTGCGTTTGATAATGACTTTACTGGATATAGTCAGACAAATTGGATTTTGGAAACTGTGGGTGATAAATCATTTACCTTTGATATAAAAAACTGTAATGATAATTATGAATTAATAAAGGAAATCGGATATGACCGATACGTTCATGAATTTCGCAATCGAACAAAAAGAACTGTCCAAAAACAAGAGATATCAGGTTGGCGCATACCTCACTAATGGTATCTCTTCACATAATACACACCTAACTGAAAGAGAACATCCTGATACGACACAACACGCAGAAGCTAGAATAATATCCGAATCAGCCAGATTAGGTATTGCGACACAGGGACATAAGATTTATATAACCCTTTCTCCGTGTGTGTCTTGTGCGAAATTGATAATTCAGTCAGGAATAACTCATGTCTATTATCAAGAGTTAGATAAGAAACAAGAATTTGCATTAGAATTGTTGGAGTCTGCGGGTATATATCACGAAAAATCTTATAAATAGAAACAGTTATAACCTATTTATCGGAATCGTAGACAATGACTCAAGGCGTAGATGAAGCAAGAAAAAGAGTAGATTTAGAGTATCCTCTAAACAATCCAGATGACTATAAGGGTAGACTTGTATTTACTGTTCTTGAAGAACCACAAACAGACCTCGGAAACTTAGCAGATACCGTCACGGAACTAGGTGAAGGTGCTTTGTCATTCTTGAGTCTATCAAAGGAAGAACAACAGAGAGCAGCGGATGAGGCATCTGGTAAACTGAAAAACTTTCCAATCACAGGGCCAGCACAACCACAATTAACAAACAGACAAGTATCAATTTATCTTCCCGTAGGACTTGCATTCCGTGATAATGTTGCATATGATAACATGGACTTGGGCGGAATGGGTGCAGCTGCAGAGAGAGGTCTACAGAGTGGAACGGGTGCAATATCCGAAATGATTGATGCGGGTATGAAAACCTTATCTTCTGGTCTTACTGGTTCGGGTGGTTCGGATATGGCAAAACTAGGTGCGGTAAAACTTGCATCAAAAGGGCCGGATGAACTAGCTGGTGCATTTAAGTCTGCGGGTCGAGTTACCACAAATCCAAACACTCGTGTCTTGTTCAAACAAGTGGGTCTGCGTGACTTTTCATTCACATTCAAATTCATTCCTACATCTGCAAAAGAAGCAGAGGAATGTAAAGAAATTGTAAAGTTTTTCCGAACTGAACTCTATCCTGAAGATATCACTCTTGATGTTGGAGCATCAAAAATATCAGTTGGATATAAGTTCCCCAACAGATTTCAGATTGATGTTTTGTATGACGGTGACTTTATTGCGAATAAAATCAAACCAGTCTATCTGCGTGATGTTACAACAAACTATAACACAACAGCGATGTCATTTCACGAGGATGGTAACTTTACCGATATTGAAATGACACTATCATTCCAAGAGTCAAGAACATTGAGTAGAACTGATGTAGAAGAAGGTGGATTCTAATGACTACCAAATATTTCGAAAACTTTCAATACATAGGTTACAAATTCGGTAACGGCGAAGACCCCGTTCTTTTCAAAAATCTATCTCAATATGTGGATATGATTGATGACCTAAAGAACAATACTTCTTTCTATAACAAGTATACCATTCAAGCAGGGGAACGTCCTGATACACTCTCATACAAATTATATGGAACTACTGATTATTACTGGACATTCTATCTTATGAATGATGATATTCGTGTATCAGGTTGGCCTAAACCTTCCTACGAGATGTTAGATATTGCCAAAGTAAAATATCCGTATCGTATAGTTACAACTAATAGTAATATATCAAATAATTTTCCTGTAGGTCAGACTGTGACAGGTAATATAAGTGGCACAGTTGGAACAATTATTCGTAAGATTCCTGAAATGGGACAATTGATTATTGATACGGGTGTAAAACCAAATACTACAAACTTTAATCAAACGGAACGTGTATCATATACTGATAATCAGGGACAGACTGAAGAGATATTTTTGGTGAGAGAATCCGAACAGTATAATGGAATTCATCACTATGAAGACGCGAATGGCGTTCATCAAGACCTAACACTTTATGATTTTAACAATCCTAACCCTAGTTGGTTACCAGTTACATATAGAGACAGACTTGACAGACGTAATGATATTCTGAAAGAAATAATTGTCATCAGACCCGATGCTGTTGTTAAAGTTGTCTCTGAATTCAATACATTTATGAAGACTAGAATATAAATGGCACAAAATCAGTCCCAACAATACAAGATAACCGAAGCGTCTATCAAAGCAGATAGACTTGGTAACATTTATGATGTGACATCGAGTATTGCAGAGTTTAATATTTTTGAGAGTCTCGATAAACCTTATCTTACGGGTCAGGTTGCAATCCTCGATGATAAAAGTCTGTTTGATATAATGAACTTTCAAGGGACAGAGAGATTCAGTATTCGTATTGCTTCAGTTGAAAATGACTTAGATTCAGTCTTTGAACGAACTTTCATCATGACTAGTCTTGAGAAAAGTGTAAAAAGTAATAATAATGCTAAATCAAGTTTGAATGTTTTTACTTTGATTGAGGAACATGCATATCTCGCAAGAGCGAAAAAAATTAGTCGTTCATTTAACGGTAAAATTGATGATACACTTGTTAAACTTATCGGTAAAGAAATGCGTAAAAATATTGATACTTCATATATGCAGGGGTCAGTTCTTGCACAACAAAGTATCAAGGGTATCATTCCTAATCTAACCATACTTGAAGCATTGAAATGGTTGACTTCAAGAGCAACCACAGACACAGGTTCTCCGTTCTTTACATATGCATCCATGCATGATGAGAATATTCGCCTTGGTAATCTAGAGGTTATGTTACAACAAACACCGTGGAATAACAAGATACCGTATACATACAATCCATCTAATGTAAGTCTTGCAGATAGTCAGAGTGAATTTGAGAAGACTTTCATAATCAAGGCTGTAAAGACTGCAAAAATGTCCAACACACTCAAACTCGTTGAACAGGGTTTAGTGAGTTCTCAATATTCAAATACAAATCTAAATACAGCACAGATATTCAATCAACCATATAGTATTCGCAAGACACTAGAGAGAATGGAAAATCGAAATGTGATTGGTAAGAATCAGAATGTATTTGATAAAGACTTCTTTTTATCAGAACAACAATCTGACCTATATGAATCCAGAAGGTTTCATACTATAACGTCTTCGGGAATATATGGCAATACACAAAGTTATAATGATGAATTTCAAGAACCGTTGTTTCGAAAAAAGATTGAGTCCATGTCACTAAAAGGACATCTGTATAAAAATATGTTGAATGTCGTTATTGAAGGTGCGGGATTTATTGTCGCGAAGGCAACCGTTGGTGATGTTGTTCGTATGAATATCATAAATGACAATGCAGAGATACAGAAAAATATTGATGAGACAATTGCGTTAGATAAAAGATTATCTGGCAAGTTTATCATCTATGATACTAGGCACACTTTTCAAGGAACTCAACACACTGTGAGTATGAATGTTTGCAAACTAGAGAGGGATAACGCATGACACCTACGCCAATCCCATCTGAATACTACGGGGACAATAGTCGTTGGTTTATTGCAACGGTTATTAGTAATCAACCACCCGTTGGTTATGAAGGTCGTATCAAGATTCGTGTGCATGGTCTCCATAGTCACTCTCAGGTGGATATACCTGAAAGTGACCTACCGTGGGCGCAGTGTGTTCTGCCAACCACAGAGGGTGGAGTTTCTGGTTTAGGACGTATTCCTAGACTTCAACCCAGTGCGTTGGTATTTGGATTCTTTGTTGATGGTGTTAACTCGCAGACACCTATCATATTAGGTTCTTTACCACACATCGAAATGGCATCAGAGATACAACTAGGACAACCAGACGAAGATGTGGGAATACAAAACCCTAGAAGTTTTTTTGGTAAGGTTGTTGATTTTGTGAGACCAGATAAAGATATTCAAGATGATAACTTTGGTGACCCACAGAGACATGTGGTAATCAATAGAGAAAGATTCGCATTAAGTTTCTTCTTGAACGTTGGATATACATTAAATCAAGCGATAGGCATGACGGCAACATTATCTTTTATTTCTAACATGAGAACAAATCAGATTCCAAAAGGGGGAAATGGTATTAACTCATGGGAAGCAAAACGATGGGTTCAAATGAAAGCGTTCTCAAACAACTATTTGAAATTCAGTGAACAATTAAAATTTGTTGTATATGAATTGAGAACCACAGAAAGTCAAGCAAATATTAGACTGTTAGATACCCAAAACGTAGAGGGGATAAATGGTTCTGTAGAGATATTTGCTCGTTTTTATTCGAAGAAAGTTAACGCAAAATTTATCAAACAGATTGAACTTGCTGCTCGAAGATTGAAGGATAGGATTTAATTATGTCGTTAGATAAGTCCAATATTAACACTGCACTAAAGAACGAGGCGAAGATTAATAAATCCTCTAGTTCAAAGTATAAAGTGGTTACAACAAGAGGTGTTGACGCAGAAGGATTTTCATATACCCTGACTCAAAGGGTAGAGGTTACGGAGGATGCAAGTCCGTCAAGTCTTTCAGCAAAAGCAACTAAGGCACAAGAAGATACTCTTGTCAAAAATGCAACTAAACTTGGTCGTAAAGATGGTGAAGTTTTGGGTGGTGTCAAGAGTCTGGGTAAAGATACAATTACAGCAAGTGAAACAACACTCAACACTTCAGTGGGTAAACTGACTGATGGTGTTGGTAAACTGACGGGAACTAAAACACCCAAGTCTGCATTAGGTTCAATGACTGGTCTGCCTGCACAGACAGCGGGAGATACCGCATCATCGGCAATAGAGGTGGTTGGTGCAACTGGCCCCCAAAGTATTGCATCATCAGTCGAAGTTGCAAAGAGTAAGAAGAATGCGGCGGCACTTGATGTTCAATCATTTGCAAACACTATAGCAGACACAACTGAACAATCAAATATGAATATTCCAAGTGTTGACTTTGGTTCACTCAAAGACACTGTAAAGGATGTTACTCCTGTGGGTAATATTTCAGGTAAACTGTCTGATGTAAAAGATAATGTAAATAATTCGACAGGAATATCTGCTTTAACTGCAAAGGCACCTCAATCTAAAAGTATTCTTAGTAATTTTAAGGGTGTTGGTAATGTTATAAAATCAGGACTCAGTAATGTCACCTCTGCGGTCAGTGATTTTGGTAGTGCTGTGACAAGTTTTGTCGGTAATACAAATAAGAAATTTGATAATGGACTTCAGAGTGGATTTCTTCAAAATCTTGGTGAGACAATCGGCGGTAATGCAAAAGCATCTGTTGCCAATATTGTGCCAGGTGGTGTATCTCTCAGCGGAAATGAATATAAACAGACATTCAAAGAACTAACCGCAGATAGTCCAAAAGAAAAAACATCTGCGGTAAAGAGAGTTGTTTCTAAATCATCTAATGTAAGTCCTCGTATGAAGGAAATATCTGCAGCAACACCCGCTACCACAACTATCGAATTACAAACTAAAGTTGAAGAAGAAGCGAGAAGACAAGGTGTTCCTGAACAAGAAATAAGTGATTACAGCAATGAAGTTGCAACAGTCGAAACAGGTCTTGATAAGATAGACACGACAATCGCTGGCACATTTGTTGTTGATGCGGATATGTTTGGTGATGCGCCGACAATTAGTGATAATAACCAAAGATGGTCAGGACGGACAAGTTCTGATGATGTCTTTACCTACATCTCTTCTGTAGAAGAACTAGACACAGAGATGTCAAATATTAATCGGGTGATTACAGAAGTAATTGTCCACGCAACCGAAACCTTTACGAACAAAAACATTGGTTCTATTGAAATCAATAATATACACAAAGAGTTGGGTCATGACGGTATTGGATTTCATTATGTGATAAGACGAGATGGTAGATTACAACGTGGTCGCCCCGTGAACAGACAGGGTGAACATGCACCCACAAATGGTCATGATAAGAACTCAATTGGTATTGTAATGGTTGGTGGTATCGATTCACCCGTGGGTTCGGAAGATGCTCAAAGAAGTGCCGGTTCTTTTACTCGAGCACAATATACCACACTCGAACAGTTCTTAGGTGCTTTTTATCGACAGTTCCCAGGCGGTCAGGTATTTGGTCATAGTGATGTTGATGCAAATGAACTCGACCCCTACTTTGATGTTATTGCTTATGTGGAAGCAATCTTTCGTAAGAAAAATGTCGTGGGTGATACACTAAATAGTCAATCAATAGAACCCAATTTTGTTGTGAAATCTATAGACCTAGAATCTGTAGGTAGGACAATTGTGTATAATGATGTGTCCTCTTTGTTAGAAAGTGGTGACGAGTCTATTAGTGGTTCTGCGGTTAGAAATACAAAAGTAATAGAACCTGATGGAGACCCAGCACCAGAAGAAAAGGCAATATTGCAAGATACTGCTAGACCTGCTCCACCAACAAAGGGGTCAGACGGTCAAGATGTTCCTCGCACAGACCCAGATGGAACTCGACACTATTTTGAGTGGGACGAAGAAGATGGTGAGTGGTTACAGGTTGAAGACTTGAGTGATTATAATCCTACAGATGATGAACCTTCGACTGAAACAAGATTATATGGCGAGATTTTTGAAAGCGAAGATATAAGTTTGGATGATATCTAATGACAACTAAATTAGACAACATATCACAGAGAGAAGCGAAACTTGGCGAGGGTCAAGAACAGACTGTCGGTGTTCCTGAAAATGGAATGCAAGACCCATCAGGTCAGTTTCCTAAAGTAGACTATCATTACGGGCCAAGTCTCAATAAAGCATCGGTTGGAACGCAAGTGAATAAACTTGCGACAGGCGGTGGTGATGTTGGGGTGTCACTAAACATTGTTCCCCAGAGACCGTCACAGTATCCATTCAACGATGTGAATGAAACGCCATCGGGTCATGTCGTTGAGTATGACGATACACCAGGCGGTGAACGTGTTCTAATCAAACACCGCAAGGGTTCTGGTGTTGAGATGCGGGCAGATGGAACTGTTGTTATCACATCAACAAACAATAAAGTGGAAGTTACGGGCGGTGACCAAACAGTTATCGTTGAAGGTGAGGGTAATCTCATCTACAATGGTAATCTAAATCTCAAGGTCACAGGTGATTTCAATATTGATGTCGGTGGTAACTATAATGTCAATGTTGCGGGTAATATGGTAGAAGATATTCAAGAGAATCATAGAACCACAGTTGTTCGGAACTCAACATATACCACCAAACAAACCAGAACGACCAAGACAGTCGGAACACACACCGACATTATGTTAGCAGACAACAATCAGATTGTCAAGGGAAATCAGTCTAATCTTGTTGAGGGTAACATCGACATTGCATCAGAGGATAAAATCTTTGTGTCTGGTAAGGAACAGTTTGCAGTGACTTCGAAGGTCTCCAATATCACAGGGGCGAAACAAATCACCGTCTTTGGTAACAAAGGACTTATCGGTGGTAAAGAGGTTGACTACACAGGTAAATCTTATCATGGTAGTAAGGGTGAGGTTGAAGGCGTTGCTTCAGGTGGTGGTGGTTCAAACGCAATCTTCTGGGGAACATTCAAGGGTGTCGCAACCGAAGCGATTCGTTCTGTCAATGCTGATAAAGCGGCATTTGCTGAAGTATCAGACCTTACACACTCACAATCATATGGAGAAGCGGCAACATCAGGAAGCACAGTTGGTGATACTGCAACATTACACTCATTATCACAAGAAGATATTTCTGGTCAGAATGCACCTATTACTCCAGACCTTGTGGTTGACCATTCACTCAATGGGTCGTATGCAATACGAACAGTTGTCATTGATGCAGAGGATAAACTCAAAACAAGTCTATTACTTGAAAAGAAATATGAAGGATACTTCTATAAAATACCGACCATTGCAGAAGTTCGTTCTGCACTAAAGAGTTCGTATGTGGGTGATGCAGTAGGCAGTATTCTGGTTGCGGATGGTTTGTTGAACCCCCAATACAAAATACCAACACCGCCTGCAATTGGTAGAACTGTGAAAAAGTCTGCATCATCACGATTTGGTTATCAACCTATCGGGAATGCACTTGAGAACAGAGGAAAGAGATTTAGACCATGATTATATTAGCAGACCCAGTATACAACCCAGAGAACCAAGTATCAATCAGTTCTGCCACTAAGTTAGGGCCAGGCATCACGATTGCAAAGTTCTTGGGTGCATATGGTGACCGAACACCGTTTAATCATATCGAGTTTGAGTTCAATCGTAGACGTATCGCTCGTAATCTATATCTTCATGCAGAAGCTATGAGAGTAATCAACGATAGTCCATTGTTCAATGACATCCGTCTGATTGTTTCGGAAGGATTGTTACAACCTAAAGATATATGGGCATCTCTGATTGGTGATGAAGTGATTGAAGATAAACGATTTGGTCGCTTGGTATATTATCAAGTCATAGACAAAGATGGTAATATTGACTTTGAGAAAACCTTTGATATCGCTGAATATTGGAAAGACTATATCAACTTTGATAGACTATATCTGGACTATGATTCTTATGACCCCAGTGGTAAATTGACTGGTCAGATTGGATTACGATTCAACGATGTCCCTGAGAGTTTTGATGTGACCTTTTCAAATGATATTCAAACATGGTATAATGGAACACTTATGAGTAAAAATGAATTGATAGAAATAAGAGAAACTGACTAAAAAAACATATAAATAGAATCATGGCAAGAAGAGCATTCGCACAGGAAGATAATAATATCAATACTGCTTCGGTAACGACTAGTAGAACGAAGCAGTATACAGATATCGACCTATCATTTACGGCAAAACCGTCCTCTGGAGAAATATTCAAGAAGACGGATGCAGCCGCTGTGAAACAGTCAGTCAAAACGTTGGTGATGTGTAATAAATTGGAAAAACCATTTCGTCCTGATTTTGGAGGAGATGTCCGAGCGCAACTCTTTGAACTAGCATATAAAGGTAAAGATGCACTCTTACGCGATAGAATTATCAATGCTATTCAATTTTATGAACCTCGAGCGGAAGTTCTTGATTTGATAATAGATTTGCAGAGTGACTATAATAGTTTAAGTGTAACACTAAAATTCAAAGTGGTGAATACTGAAGAACAAGTAGAATTCACTGCAACACTATCAAGGTTAAGATAAAATGGGAACAACAATCAAATCAACCTCACTAGACTTTGATGCAATCAAAAATAATCTAAAAACCTTTCTTGAACAAGGGGGAGAGTTTGATGATTATAATTTTGAAGCATCTGGATTATCGAGCATCCTTGATGTGCTTGCATACAATACTCATTATAATGGTCTCATTGCAAACTTTGCTTTGAATGAATCATTTCTTGGAACGGCACAACTTCGTGGGTCAGTCATTTCTCTTGCAGAAGGTATTGGATATATCCCTGATTCAAAAACTGCATCCAAAGCAGTAGTAAATCTTTCTATGAATCTGTCAGGGTTGGCAACCAGACCAAACAAAATTAGTATCAATGATGGATTTAAGTTCAATGCAACCGTTGATGAAGTTGAATATGTATTTCAAACGTTAGAAGATATTTCCGCAACCGATGATGGTAACGGTCTTTATCTCTTTACAAACGTTGACGCTAAACAAAATATCACAATCCACGAAGGAATTGCTAGAACAAAGACTTTCATTGCGTTGGATGCAACCGAAAATGCAAACTATATTATACCAGACGACTCATTAGACTTAGACACAGTTGTTGTTCGTGTATACGAAACCTCTACTTCATCTAGTTTTCAAACATATACTAACATAGTTAATGCTACAAATATTAATGAAAACTCGACTCTCTTCATATTAAAAGAAGCGCCTAACGGTTTCTTTGAACTTTCTTTTGGTAATGGTAAAACATTAGGTCGTGCGCCAGCGGCTGGTAATAAAGTTACAGTTGACTATCTTGCAGTATCGGGTAATGATGCTGATACGGCTTCGACATTTGCTCCGCAAAGTAAGGTTACAGTAGAAGGTCAACAATTTAATATCAACGCAACAACGGTAACAAAGGCAGTTGGCGGCGGTGATAAAGAATCGATTGAGTCAATCCGTAAAAATGCACCATTCCAATATGCATCACAGAATCGTATGGTAACCGCAGTAGATTATTCTACATTGGTCTTGAGAAATTTCTCTACACTCATCAAAGATATCAAATCTTTCGGTGGTGAAGACGCACTAGAACCAGAATTCGGAACGGTCTTTTTGTCGGTTCTGTTCAATGATGATGTAGATGCGACAACGATACAATCAACAAAAGACGCAATTCAAGACCTTGCGAAACAGTTATCAGTTGCATCATTCAGTTTGAAATTTGATGACCCTGTAAAGACATTTATTGAGACAAGAGTATTCTTCCAGTTTAATCCAAACTTGACCACACTATCTCGTAACACAATTCAGGATAATGTAAATACAGTTATTG